TGATATGGTCCATCAGGGTTGCAGTTGAACCAGTACTTTGATCCATCAACAGAACAACGGCCTGTTGCCTGATTGACAAAGGATTCCGGCATCAAGGCTACTTCATCAAAGAATACTCCGGCCAGCGTGATACCCTGGATCAGGTCCTGGGATCGTTCATCCTTTCCGCCGAATATGTAAAAGTAGTTTGTGACCTTTCCCCGGCTTATTTCCACCAGGTTGTCAGATCTGTGATCCACTACACGGTAGCCGCGGCTCTTTAGCATCAGCTTTAGCCAGAAAAGAACGTTTCTCCTAAATGATCCGATTGTCTTACCACACATGGCGAAGTTCTGACCTTTAAACCGATGCATGGCCCACATGATGAAAGATAACGACATGCAGACAGTCTTCCCGGATCTGATTGCTCCATCTGCTATGATTCCATCTTTATCCTTGACTGGAGAGGTATCACACCACCATGTAAGAACCTTCTTCTGTTTTAATGAAAACGGTTGGAACTTAAACACCTGCAGCTTGGTAGATACGCTGCGGTTCTGCTTTAGCTTCTCAATCCTGGCTTTCAGGGATTTCAGTCTTTCAATCATCAGCATCACCCCAAATCTCGGCAGTGCCTTCATTCATGGCGTCCATGAAACCATCGTCCTCAATCTCCTGATCTGATGGATCCCGTTTCAGCGCTTCCAGTTCAACCTTCATGATCTCCAGCTCCAGACGGGCATCGTCATATCCATACCTATGAAGGGAATCAACAGCTTTTTGCCTGTTTGACTGTACCCTTGTAAGAGCGTCCTCAATTGATGGAAGTCGTTCCGCACCTTCCATATCATGTTTTAATGCTTCAATACGTTTCAGCATTCGACGTTCCCGGACTGTAAGAAGCTGGATCTCCTGAAGGAGGAGCTGTTCTTTGTTAAGCTGGACCATGCTGATGAGCTGCTTCTCATCTTCTTCCAGGGCATCAAAAAAGAGAGCTTCAAACTCTCCTGTCTTGACTGCATTCTTATTTTCTGGAGGACCTGTCCCACCATGTCCAACAGCATTTTTATTTCCGATCGGTGGCCCCATCTTATGCGAACGCTCGCTTTTTCTATCCGAACGTTCGTTATCCCATTTACGAGTTGACTTCCACCGCCGCACTGTACCTTCTGGGAGATTTAGTTGACTTGCAATCTCAACTAACTTCAAGCCTTTTAAGTACATGGCCTTTGCCTGTTTTATTCTATCATCTGGTGCCCTTGCCAACCTCACCACCTCACTTGTTTCGTTTTTATTTATTAAAAAAGAGACGGGGTTGACCGCCTCTCACACTAATTTTATAGATTATTTCTCAAATTATCTGTGACCATGTTAATGTATTTCATCTGGTACTCTAATGCCTTGATCTTTTCAGCATACTCATTAATTTCTTTATCGTAACGACTAATATTTGTTTGAGTTTCTTCAAAGTCGATTAATATGTATTTGTTGTTCTCCCCTTCATTAAGTGCACCCTGCATAATACAATTAAGAACAGTTCGCCTCTTCCTTTCAATATCAAGTTCTCTTAAGGCCTTTTCTCTTTCCTCAATAATTTTTTCGCATTCAGCATAAAGCCTATCATATAATATGTTTTTCATATAATACCCCCTGTGTTTTTTCTTCCATCATACACCAAATTTTACCAAAAGAAAACACCAATCGACCAAATTTCGACAGGTGTTTTCTTAGGAGGTGTATTATGTTGTAGCTGAATCCGCGCACCTGGTTTCGAACCAGGGTTTCCAGTCAGGGGGATTACTGTTGTTCTGCCGCTGAACTATGCGCCGATATGCCGGATTACCCGGCACGCCTTATTGTTTATAGTCTAGTAAGGTAAAGTCAGACTTACCTTAGAGTTCAGTTTATAGTCTGGAAAGGTTGGATCAGACTAGCAATCTATTAGCACCGCATTGCCAGGTGCGCCTTTGATATTATAGTCCGTCAAGACTAGTCGGACTGGCACTTGATGCGTGATTTTATCAGGTCTTTCGGCTTCGCCTTTTGACCTACTATTATTCTATAACGGACAAAACGGATAGAACGGACTTTTTTTATTTGATTCCCATTTCTTTTAAATAAGCATCACGAACACATTTTCTTAGGTAGTCGTGGCTTCCTCCGTATCTTGTCTTTGCTGCTATTTTTACCCATTCCATCCCGTCTATGTACCTCATACGGAAAACACACCTTGTCTGCCCGTCCTCAATGGAGTTGATCCATTCTTCTACTGCTTTTAACTTCTCTTTCTTTCGCTCAATGACTTTCTTCCGGTACTCATACAAAGGCCAATCAAATCCTACCACGCTCTGCGGTTTTGGGTATCCGTCCCGGTAATCAAAGATAGTATCATTCCCTATACCTGCATCAGTGGTTTGCATTTCCCGAAGTTCGTACTCCAGTATAGGAATCTCCTTCTTAATCTTCTTATAGTCATCAAGCAGTTTCTTGGTCATTTTTATATCCAACTTACCGCCTCCCTCCTACAGCAAGTAACATGCGCGTTGTAAAGTCCCAGTCAAGGGCTAATGCATTGCTAATATAGCTCTTTTCCCGTGGCTCTCCCTTCTGCGGTTCTTCTTGTGGTAAAAAGCTGTATCTCCCTTGATACTTCCATTCATTTTTTTCATATATCGCAACCTGTTTTTTAGGAATCCCTAGTTCTTCCTCTGCCTCCGTAGCAGTATAACTCCCTATCTTCTTGTCTCCATCGTAGACGACATAAATCTTACATTTTGACATACTATCCCTCCTGTCCTATAATAGCCTCTATTTCCTTTTCGATATTATCCATAGCCCTCCACATATGCTGTGCTTCCTTCTTCTGATCCGGCTTATGTGTATGTACCATAGTGTCACTATAGCTTTGTTTATATATTGCCACTGTATCCCTTATCTGCCGAATCTGGCTATCTTTTGATTCCAACTCATCAGCCTGTAATCGGCATATCTGATTTATGTGGTCAAGCATCATTTTTACCGCTGTCATCTGCTGCTCCTCCATTGCTCAGTGCTGTTAATACAATCGCTGCCACAACCACGCCTCCAATCCCAATGACCGGCTTTGCTATGCCTATCATCATTGCCAACATGGAAGCTATGGTAAATACGTACAATGCGTATAGCTTAATTAGTATGATTGCTGCTTTCTTAAATTTATTCTTCATGTTATTACCCTTTCTTTTATGCTCCGCATGGCTCCCATGTACGCCCGGATAGTCTTATCACTCAGCCCGTCTTTCCTGACGTTCATTTCATAGACCTGCAGCAAGTAGATATTATCGTCCATTTCCGTGGACAGCTCCGTTTCCTTCTTTGCGACCTCCACATAATACAATGCCTTAATGATTACTGTTTCAAGTATCCTCAATGTTTCAGTATCAATATGTGGTTCCATCTGCATCAATATTTCATTGATAATCCTCTCTTTCATTTACATTTCCCCCTTTGTAAAGCTGTACCTATAGTTTCATTACTTCTTTATCGTTTTGTTGAGGCCAACAATATGGTTACTCGTGCCAATCTTCGTTTACTGGATCAGCACCGTTCTACACCACAATCAAATATAGTAAGCTGCGCTTTATGATCCTGCAGTCTTTTGTTCGCCAGATTGAATGTATATGTATCCTTTTCGGTCCCCACATACTGGATTCCCAAACCCTCACAGGCTATTAGGCTGCTGGCACTCCCTACATGGGTATCAATGAGTTTATCTCCTGGTTTCAAATACTTCTGCATGATACCTTTATACAAGGCCACTGGCTTCTGAGTGGGTGTTATCCTCTTTTCATTCAGCTTTTTATTGCCCTGCTGTATCCAGCCTTCTTCTATTGACTTCCCCTGCATCATGCCACGCCACATGTACCTAATAATATCTACCCGGTTATTAAATGAGTTGTAGGCGATCTCTGCATCTGACTGATCGGAACCATCGTTACATTTATCCCAAATGATCCGGCCCCCAACAAGAGGATAATCAAAGTAGTTACAGCCGAATATGATTTGATGCTTAGATATTCTTATCACTTCGTCAAAGTATTCTTTGTCAGGAGGTTCATTGTCCCAGCCTCGATTTTCATATCCTCCGTCTGTTACATAAGCTTTTTTCCCATTCTTCTGCGTAACAAAGCCGCTTCTGCTCTTCCCTCCATGTTCCCCTAACCCGTATGGAGGATCACAAATGGCAATCTCGAAATAATTATCTGGATACAGCTTCATTACATCTTTGCAATCTGCATTTATAAAACTGTTCAGCAATGGTATTTCCATCTGACCATCACACTTATAATTTCCAAATACTTCAAATCCCATTTTTGAAAGGAGCCAGGTACCTTTTCGTCCGGACGGCTCCGGCCTCCTTTCTTCATGCCATTTTCCCGGTGTCGGGAATATGGTTAATCATGCAAATCTTCGTTTACCGGATCTTTCCCCACCCGTCTATATTGGCTGTTCTTTCTTTTCCACACTTACAGCATCTACGGGTTATCTCCTTATCCATACCGCTATTTACTAAATGGCTGGTTACAAACTCGTTATAGCTATGCTTGCAGAATAACCGCTTTATGGATCTTTTCATATTATGTCCCCCTAATTTTTTCGGTTTTGTTGAATATGCGTAACGCATTCAAATTCTAATCCACGTTCATCAACGGTGCCATCATAAAGTAATATCGTTGTCCCACGTTCTACGATTTTTCGTGCTTCATTTATTGCTTCAGCTTCATTTTCAGCACTTATCCCAGTTACTGAAAATCCAATTCCATACGAAAGCTCAATATTCCACTGCTTCATTCTCTGCTCCTCCATCAACTCCTAATTTATTTGATAAACTCCAACTCCATTTGCTGATAATCCTGGTTTATCTTTCTTCCACATACCGGGCAATAGTTGAATTTTCCGCGATATTCACCAAAAGTGCTTATATACTCAACCAGTGTTTCGCAGTACTCGCAACCGTTTTCCCCTTCCTGCAGCTCCTGATTACCTGAATCACTCTGCAACCAGTCAACAAGGCCTTTATACTTTGACACGCACCACCCATAATCAGTATCAGGATTATTTTCCTGTAATTCAGCCAAAAGTGTTTTTAATGCTTTAATGTGTATAGGCTCCTCATAACCGGTGAGCATTGTAAACTTTTCATGTACTGTCATTTTCCCTCCTATCCGGGTTTAAATAACCTTTCCACCGTGCTTGTAAGGTCTGGTTTTGTTAAATTCATGCTTTTCCATGATAGCCGCTTCCAGATCAATCCCGTAATGATCGCACATATCCATGATCCTGATAACCGTGTCTGCAAGTTCGTTTGGTATCCCTTCCGGCTTACCGTCCCATACATAATATGTTTCTGTAGGCTTTCTACCGTCCCGGTACTCCTGCAATGCCTCTGACAGCTCACCATGACACAAAGCTATCAATTCCCCGAATGTCCTTCCTTCTCCGTCATACCAGCCGTGATCCCTGGCGTTCTGGCCTACCTCTTTTACTAATTCATTTATCTGCATTCTTATCTACCTCCACAAATTCATACCCCGGCACGCTTATACATCTTGGCTGCCCTGGTACCGCCTTTATAATTCCCAAATCATTCATTTGCTGTATGTTCTCATGAACTGATTGCTTGCTGTATAACCCTACTCCCTCGCCTATCTCCTGGTATGATGGAGGGAAACCGTGGGATATTATGTATTGGACGATGAAGTCTTTTATTTGTTTGTGGCGTTCCTTCATTGTCAATCACTCTCCGGCAATATTTTAACTCCAGTTACTCTGCTCAAAAATTCCCTTCCGTCATCAGATACATGAAACCAATTATCCCGGCTCTTTGTGGCGAATCCAATTGATACAAGCTGCTCCCAATCCTCCACATCACAAGCACCTGTATTATAATAATTTCTATATGGCTCATACTTCCGGTGCTTAGTTCCTCGCACTCTCCCTCTTTCAAATCCTATGGCATGTTTCATATCGTCAATTTGTTTGTATGTGATTTTTTCATATACCGAACTGCTTACCATTCCTATTCCTTTCTTGCGCTCTCTGGCACACGCTGATGGCTCGAATTCCGCTCATATTGCCACCTGTGACACTTCTATCATCTAAGCCTATAAGCCTTCTAAATGGCTTAATAAATCAATCCCCTGCGCTGGAAGAATATCTCCTGGTATGTAATGGCTGTTCGTACCGGAACCATATTCCTTCCACGCTTCGCCTTATACTCAACCAGTGCAACGTGCGGCAGCTTACCCACGATCACCGCATCGTTGTCCTCTTTCTGCACATAGCCAAGCTTAATGTCTATTGCTTCTGTCCGGTACGTGACATGGTCCCCGATCTTAAGCTTGTCTCTCAATACATCAATATCTTTTTGCCTGATAATCATATTCACCCTTAATCACCCCTTTATCCTGTTATGTTTTATGCGTCTATAAGACTTTGAATAAATTTCGCATTAGCTTCTTCTGCCTTTTCCCTGCGTATGCTTCTCTCCGGTATCTTCACGTCAACCGATATTGAAACGATCCGGTCAACCGTCCGGCTGTCCATTTCCAGCTTTTCAGAATCGCAGTTGCTTGTAAATATCGTTGGAAGAAATTCACGTTTGCGATAATCAATCAAACGGAAGAGTGCATTGTCAATCCATTCCTGCTTTCCAGTCTGTGCCCCGATATCGTCTAATATCAAAAGCCTAACCTGGTAAAGTGCATCTATCTTCTCCTTGCTACCCTCTCGCTTGTCCTTGATCTGCTCAACGAAGTCTGGAACTGACATGAACTTAGCAGAAACTCCATAACGCTCTATGATCTCATTGCATAAGCAGCAAGCAAGCATTGTCTTTCCTGATCCCTTGGTTTGTGAGTAGATATACAACCCACGCCCTTGCCGTTCAAAATCCATGTAGTTCACGATGAACGCATTTGCAATTTTCTTATGCACCTCAACATTTTCCCTGTACCAATCCCACCGGAAGTCTTTTGCGGTTTTATAAACATACTCGGTTGGCATCATGCTTTTGTCTCTTCGGTCTTCTGCATTGTGTACCATTCCATCCGGATACCAAAATGGTTGTGTCTCACCATAGTTCTGAATGTCGTATATCACGAACGATCCACCAGGTACATTACTCACCGACTTTATCAATGCTGACACCATATTTCCTGAGATAGTAATCTGCTGTTGATTCCCCGGTACCAGATCCATTCTTTTCCTCCTCTCCCTGCTGGTTAAGATATCCTTCAAACTTTGATCCGAATAATGTTTCAGGTCTTAGATACTGTTCCATCTTTCCACCCTTCCACTCTGCCGCTTTACGATCTATGACCTTCTTGAAATTATCCAAGGTATATCCTTCTGCAAACCTGGCATTGATATGGCTCTGTGTTGCCTTTCCCTGCCACCGGTACGCTTTGCCAGTTTTACCATTCAAGTAATCAATAATTTCTTCAAAAGGAGGCTTCTCGACTATTTCTTTAATATCTTTCTTTAATATCTTTCTTTTTTGGGGGGTGACGTCTTCCCCTGTACCACTGGTGACGTCTTCCCCTGTACCACTGGTGACGTCTACATCTGTGGGTGACGTCTTCCACTGTGGGGGTAAACAGGACCACTCCTTTACGCGTTTATTCAGCTTAACTTTCTTAGGGCTGGTATAGGTTGGTTGCTGGGTTACGGTGATTACTTTTCCTTCTTGCAAGCTGTTCACAACCAACGCAACACTCTTTTTATTAAGCCCGGTACCCTTTGCAACGAAACCGTTAGAAAACTCACATTCCTTTCTCCCGTACCCATAAGTATTCCTTATCAAGCAGAGCAACACTCTTATCTGTGCGCCGTTGAAATCAGCATGGAAAACGGCCTCTAACAACTCATTAGCTACCCTGGTATAACCGTCCTCCAGTTGAGGACCACTGACTTTGTCCTTGCCTCCTTCGCCCACATCATCACTCCTCTTTTAGCGCATTCCCGGCTTCCCACTCACGGTAAATGGTAATCCAATCATTTAATGGCATTGTGACCAGCCATTCACGCTTATTCTTCCGGTGGAATACTGCCGGCAGGTTACATTCACCAAATGGGATCTCCTTCGCCTCTGCGTTGGATTTGGCCTGTTCTATGGCATCGTAAATATTAAGCCTTTCCACCCTCTTGCACTCAATATGTATCTGCGGTAAACCCACCACATCGGCGGCACCAGTATCACCGCAATATTGCTGTCCCCTATGTGTTTTATAACCATATTCTTTAAGGATATTGGCAAGTTCGCGCTCGCCATTTGCTCCTTTATCTCTACTATTAATCTTTCCCAAGATACTCCTTTCTCCCCCGCCGCCCTGAAATAGCGGCGGAGGCTGTACCAATGGTATGTCGTGACACATAGACCTTTGGGATTCCTTTTATTGAAAGCCCGTTAAGGCTCACAAGGCTATAAGTAACTTTTACCGAACTCTAATATGAATTGTTTACGGGTTCCTATATTTTGCTCATAATAAGTCTGAGCCATTTCTTTAAGCATCAAATCAGTCTTACGGTTGCGGTGAACCGCATCTTTACCCGATTGGTGATGCGGCTCACATAGCCATACTTTCAATCCGGTATCTTCCGAATGTTGTCGCTTGGGATTGCCAAAGAAAATATGATGATCCTGTAAGCAGTTAGTACGATGGCAGATATAGCACTCCTTTTTATCCTGCAATACACTTTTCAAAGTTCAACGCCCCACTCTCTTTTCATTCTTTCTAATTCCTCAGACGTGGCTGTCTCAATCCTCATTTCATGACATTCGCCTACGATTCCTTCGATAAACACTGACATTTCCTTTGTGTCGTAGGTGCTGCTACCGAAATAACACTGGAGCTGTATTCCGGTCTGCCCGGAGACTGTGACTTCTCCAAGGTTCTTGACCGTTCGCCATTCAGCAATCACCCGGTCGACTACACCAGGGCGGACAATGATGTGAGTAAACACTCCATAGCGTCCAAGCATGTCCAAGTACACGGTCCACTTATCAGATTTCACGGATTCCGCAATCTTTTGCATAAGTACCCACGAATAGGCGTTAGCATCAAGGCTGCGCTTCCGGCGGAATAGCTTGGCTGTAATGGTAAGAAGCTTGTCTGTTGTACTCTCTACCTGCTTACTAATATCTTCCTCGGCTTCGAATGTGATCCTGAACCTGCCTGTTTTCCAGTTACGGGCTATGTCGACTACCCGGCCTTTAAACTCCATCTACATCACTCCTTTTTACCTTCCCATGGCAGTTCTGAGTTGTGATTTTCAGGTGGGATAGTTGCAGGATCAATAGGTTTATCCGGTTTTGATTTCAGCGTTTTTATAGCATCGTTATATTGTTCAATGGTCATTGCTTCCAATGCTTCAATTTTGTAATTTTTAAGCAATCCAGTCCTTCCAATGCCAGTACGTGCCAGTTCTTTATATATCTCACTTAACTGCTTTTTTGATGGCTTTGGTATTTCTTTGCCTGGCTCCGGTATGTCATATTTTGTTTTGTCAGCTTGCCAGTATACATTTGCACCGAATCCAAGTTGCTTACAAGCTACTGATATAGCGTCAGTAGTTGCCATCTTGTAACATTCGTCTGATACATGTAAACCACTAGATTCCTTTGTTGCAAACTTGCTGCCTCCGGTTCCGGCTATAGGTTTAGACCATTCATCACCAGATTTTATGTATAATTCAATGTCAACAAAAGCAGCCACTTCATTTCCGGATTGTTCTAGCCATTTACGCACCGGGATATAATACCAGCCAAATCCGCAAGGCCCGAATTGCTCCGTAAGAACTTTAATTCGCCACATCGGGTTAATATCTGTCATGCCATTTAAACGGCCACCTGATATCTTTTTTTGAGCCTCTATAGGTACCGCTCTAACTTTTTTGTAAAGATCTAAATTATTCACTCTACACCACCTTTAAAAAATCCGGTTAATAACTTCGAAAAGGTAACTGTTATCAGGTTCAAAATTGGGATCGTCCTTCTTCGCTGCCTCAATGCTATCAAGCGCCATTGTGAAATATGTACTGTCAACTCCGACAAGCTGATCCTTTAAGGTTTCGATATTGTGTAAATCAAGTTCATTAAGCTGCAAACACATTTTTAAGTATTGTCCGGCATTGATTGTATACCCGCGGTTTATGTACTTCCTGGTGCGTATAATGGAGCACAGCGGGTACTTACTGCCGATATAATACAATTCCTTGTTTATGATGCATTCAAGGGCTTTCTGAGGCAATGAGAGGTTATTGTCCCAACTACTCCATGCGCAGGTGCAATGAGCAAAATCATAGTTCTTGTGTATTACATCAACCTCACCATAAAACCGTGTCACAACCTGTATTTTATCTGATAAAGTAATCGCATTGCTGGTGAGGAATACTGGCCTGTATTTATCCTTGCTTTCTGCTTCTGTATCTTCCTCGGATTTTTCCGGATCTACTTCCTCAAAAAGAATAGGCTCAGCCTCTTTTTCATCTTCTTCCGCTGCTACTCCTTTGGAAGAAATAAAGCACTTAACCTGACCGGCATCGTTTACCCTGAGTTCTGCTACACGTTTGTGATTACCATCATTCCATTTCTTGATGTAATATTCAGCCACTTTTACGAGTGACTCTTTTGTGCGGAAATACACATCATAGTCATTGACTTTTTCACCGGTAAGCAAGGATACAATAGCCCCCCCAGTAATAATCACGTTGTCCTCAATCTCTTTCTTGATACTGGCATCATCTACGCTTTTTAACCAGTCATTAAGTTTGGCTTTTAAAGCCTTCTTCATGTTTTTGCTGTTCATATATTCACCTAAATAACCTTTCTCTCAAAATAAAGTCCCAGGCTGTTCATAGCCATTTCAAGTTCCTGCAACTCCGCATCAGTGCCAACTACCGTATAAACCGCCTTGATAGATTCTGGCATAGTGAGCGGTGCGGCAGCGGCTTCATTAACGGTTGTAATCGCTTCTTTGACTTCTGCCATGGCCGCTTCCTCTGCTTCTTTCCTGATCCGTTCCTCCTCGGCAATCTTCCGACGTTCCTCTGCCTTTGCACGCTCAATTTCGGCCTGTATCCGTCTCTCCTGCTCTGCTTGCAATCTGGCTTCTTCTCGCTTTAAAATCTCGGCTTTCTGAGCCTCATACTTGTTGATGTGGCCCAATGCATCAGGCAGGCTAAGCGTTGCAGCAAATATACGTAACGCTTCCTCCTTTGCCTCTGAATTATTGGCATCAATAGCCATCTTCCCGGCCCTTGCATTGGTAATAACTTCGGTCATTTCCTTTGTCAGAGCCTTAAGGCTTATGCCGGCATTGGTCCACTTGTCCGATTTGATTTTATACAATGGAAGGAAATCAACCATATCACTGATATTCTCATCATAAATCCTCTGGATATCGGCCTCACGCTCTGCGATACGCTTGCTTTCGAATTCCTCAACTTGTCCATTTATGTAATCGATAGGGAGATCAAGCTTTGCAGATAGGGCCTTGACCTTATCTGAAAATCTTTCAAACGGTTCCATCCATAATTTTTTCGTAGCTTTAAGGCTATCGTCCACGGACTTTTTCACCTTTCTAAGGTCAGCAACACTCTTTTTTGCAGCCGCTTTTTGATCTTCTGTGAAAACAACACCGTCATACTCATGAGTACGCTCTTCTAACCATTTTTCGAAATCATCAAAGTTCGCTGTGATCTCCATATTCCCCGTTGTTACATTCAGTTCCATATTGCTCATAATCCACTCCTATCTGGATTCTATTAGCCACCTTCTTAGTAATCATCGATTTATTGATACACTCTTCGCAAGCTGCACCATCTGAATCCAGATACAGGCCGCACATGTCGCATTTATGCCTATTCATTTTCTTTATCTGCTGGAATTTCAAAACCGATGATCCCAGCAACCATATTTTTATCAATACTGTACATGGAATTAATCACATATGTTTCTAAAACCTTGCAACGTGTTTCTTTTGCGATTAATTGCTCATATCTCTCAGCGCTTACGCTTATTGTGTTATTTTCCATCTTGACTACCTCCGATTTACCACGTATAATACGGGTTATAATTTGATTTTATAGTTCCACTGACCTGCAGGTGTTGGCGCACCTGTGGGCCTTTTTCTTTTACCGCCGTTCTGCCAATGGTTCGGGCTTAAGCCTGCGGCTGCTCCGGCTTTGAGGGTTTTATGTTTCCTGCTCATTAGTATTCCTCGCAACGTAGGTTTACTGGAAGAACAATTTTAATGTTCTCACGCTTGCCTCTTTCGCCTGATCTGATAACGATAGCGTCTTTCGGACCTCTCAAATCAATCTTTGCAATTGGCACACGTGAACCATAATTGCTGATTGAAGCAAGTGCGTCTTTGAGAAGATTTGCGTTTACACCAATAGTGAGCTCTGGTTGATCGTCAAAGTAGTTACTTAGCATTTCATCAACTTTGTAATACTCACCTTCTGGTTGGACATACCCCATTATGGATTCACCTACCTGAACATAAAGGCGGTTATTTGATACCTCCAAATCTACATACTGATCATGCTTTAATATCTTTGGAATGTTTGGCTTTATGTAGCACGAAAAAGATTCGTCAACTTCCATCACGTCAGCAAATTCAACCGATATTCTATGACCATCAAGGGCCGTGGCTCTGATCATTTTAGATTCCGAATCTATTTGCAAATAAATCCATGGATATTTTGAACCTCGCCATTCATGACCGGTGAACCTCTTTGTATTCTCAATAACTCTCTTAAAATCCGTTGCGGCTATTCTTGCTTTCATTCCTCGCTCACCTCCTTGCAAGTTAGTTAATCAGTAAATATGTGGATAATGTTCGGGCTGTCCATCATGAAACCGAAGCAGAGATTTCCTCCATCAGCCACAAGTGCAAGTTCCAGATTTGACAGGTTATTAGGATTGCTTAAAATTTTGTAACAAGTGTGCCCATATCCATGTTTAAAATCGAGCAACAAAGCCTTTTCTGTTTTTTCCTGTTCAAACTTTTCCGGTGCCATCTTATCAACTGAATGTTGATAAACAACCTGTACTTTTTCTTCTAATTCTTTATATATCTCACGGTTAATGCACGCTTTTTCATGTTCTTCATCTGTAAAAGCCCATGAACTGTAAACCCTTCTTTCTAATGCCATATTCCCTCCTTACGCCACCTTTGCGGCGTTCGCTTCGTTAATTAGTTCCCGGAGATATGCCGGAGCCTCGTAGCAATCAATCAGCTCGTGAGCATCGTATATGTACTTTCGTCTAAGGGCCTTATAGCTTGTGGTACGATCTCCATCATCATAGATACCAAATTCTCTTTTGATCTGGTCGTAAATGTCTCGGTAGACCTTCTGACGAATCTCACTGTCTTTGTAGGCCGGTGCTTTCTTTCCACCAAGGATATTAACTCCTTTGCGCCGTACATGTTTGGAGAGCTCGTCCGCTTCGGCTCCGTAGAGAGGAATATCAAATTCCAGCTTGTCCATCCGCTTTTCCATATGTACTTGCTTCCGGTCGATGGAGATAATCGCCATCATTTCCTGAGACAGCCCTTCCAGTACATCTTTCTGTTTGTAGTAGCTGTCAATCAAATTACTGTAGGCTTCCCAGGCCTTGTCCGTGTTCAGGGACTTCGCATGAAGGAAAGCTCCTTTTTCGGTCCAGAGGTAAACTTTTACGGCATTCTTTGAACCGTCATCAATTTGATGATAGTTAAGAAACTCTCTTTTTTCATCGCCTGCCAGACAAATGAAATGTTTTCCTTCCTCATACCGGTCACGGTTCCGGTTAAAATTGTTTGAAATTACCTTTGCATCCGCCTCGTAGGCTTCCGCAATCTGCTGCGTGGTCAGTACACGGATATTCCGGTACTCAATTACTTTTAATTCGTTCAATAAAATACCTCCTTTTGGTTGCTTCCATATTCTTCCAGTCTTATAATGTACTTACAGGCTTCTAAGCCAAGTCGATTATGTACTGAGGTTAAATATGGATAATGATATAGTTATTGATAAAAAAACGTATAAAATGATGAAGTATTTATACAGGAAAAACGAAGCAAAAATTTCTACATTACAAAAAAAGTTTAAAGACGATGCAAGATTATTACCGTATCTTTGCGACTATAAGTATGCTTTGTACAGGAAACCAGATGGAACTTTAACGTTTGAATCTAGTTTCATTCATCATGACGGGACATTGGGCCTTACTCCCCTTGGAAATAAGTATGTAGAAAACAAAAGAGAAACTTTTCTCCAATGGTTTGTCCCGATCCTAATATCATGCTTATCAGCGGTAATATCTTTACTAGCTATTGCAATATCAATTTTTTCTAATAGCCAGGAAATCTTTGTTCATATCGTAAAGTGATATAAAAGCATTCCTAATATCGCGATAGTATTTATTACGGATAATGCTATTGCGATATTAACTCTCGAAAGTGCTCTACAAGCAACTCCTCTTGATTCAAAATAGCACTCCAAGACTTCTCTATATGTCACTGATCTATCCAATTCCCTATCTTTGTCAGGCATAAACTCCTCACCTCCTTATCTCATCTGGCAAAGCACCACCGCCACCAAAGCAGCTATGATTATTGCTTGAACCTCCGCAATTAATCGATAGCGCTTGTACTCACTGTGAGCTATGTGGAACAGCCTGCGGTAGAATATCCATTCCATGGCTTGTCCTCCTTTCAAAGCAGTTTAAAGTATGTACACGCTGCCACTATCAATCCGATTACCCCCACAGTAACTATGGGGCACATTATGTATTCTGTTAGAGCCAGTGATGGGCTGTGGTCGGTGTAGTCGTCCAGGGGGTTGGGGTAGTTTCTCATCGGTTTCATTCCTCCTTTGCAAGTTCCGGGTAGCTTTCTATGTATTCCTCCAAATCTCTCCCTCGAATCTTTCTGCGACCCAAATTTAAAACCGGAAGTTTCCCTTTGTTTATTTCCCTATTTACAAAGTCCTTATTTACCATAAGGATTTCTGCGGCCTCTCGCACTGTGTAAAGCGGTTTGTATGGCTGTATCATATTCCTCCTCCTTTAATAGCTTTTCAATTTTTACCTTTAACACCACTGCAACTGCTTGGAGTTTATCAACTGTAGGACTTGATTTGTTCCATTTACTAATAGTTCCGTTGCTGAGATTTGCTTTCTTTTCTACCGATGCTATGCTAACACCCTTTTCCTTACACAACTCTTTTATTGTGTCGTATATCATTTTCACTCTCCTTTCTCGAGCATTATTAGAAAGTATTCTGTATTTCTGTTGACAAAACGCAGAAAATATTCTATTATGTAGTTACCACACTAATAAAAATAGAATAAAACTTTTACCGAAAGTTTTCTGTGCTCTTGACTTCATTATACAGAATTCTTTCTATTTGTCAAGCCATTTTTACAGAATTTTTTCGGTAAATGTTAGGAGGAGTTCTTGTGACAGTTTTTGAACGCATAGAAAATCTAAGAAAATCGAAAAAAATATCTCAGGGGAAATTAGAAAAAGAACTGGGTTTTTCCAACGGCTCCATTTCAAAATGGAAAACAAGTATGCCGACCTTTGAGCGATTGCAAAAAATATCCGATTACTTCGGAGTAACAATTGACTATTTAATGACGGGTGAGGAAACCAATGCAAGTTCATGCAGAAATGGAGATATAACAGATCAAATAGATAAAATCATGTTTGAGCTTGAAAGCGAAGACGGTCCTTTATACTATGAGGGAAAGCCCATAGACGATCGCAAAATGGCAATCTTACGCAATGCTTTGGAAATTGCATTTGATAATTTGAAATCCAAAAAACAATAGATAAATTAAGTGGAGTGATAAGATTTGAATGATATTAACGAAATGAAGATAACAGAATATTTTATTTTATTTAAACTTTTTATGCAAGCACACCACAACTTAACAGAAAATGAATTAAATTTTATAATAGAAGTTATAGAAGTAATGAAAGAACACAAAAAAAACAATTAAAAAAACCGCCCCCAATTTTAATTTTAGGGACGGATTACATAGATTACCAATGACAAGTCACTGATATACCTAGCTTGCACCTACAGTATATCAACTATGGCGCTAACTGTCAAATATTGGCATGGCGTTATTTTTATGCACAAATTTAAGGAGGAATTATATGGGAGAACTAAGAACACGAAAAAGAGGAAGCACATGGCAATATAGTTTTGAAGGTGCTAAAGTAGAGGGAAAGAGAAAATCTATATCAAAAGGAGGATTTCGGACCAAAGCTGATGCGCTTAAAGCTGGCACGCAGGCTATGAATGAGTATAATAACTCAGGCCAGACATTCATCCCATCTGAATTGAGCGTGTCTGACTACCTTGACTACTGGTTTGACAACTACTGCAAAACAAACCTAAAATATAATACTCAACTTGGATATATCCAAACTATAGAAAATCACTTAAAACCCAAATTCGGCCATTATAAATTAAAGGCTGTAACAACAGCATCCATTCAGGAATACCTAAATAGCTTAAAAATTAAGGGGTTCGCGCGCTCATCTGTAGTAGGAATCTTATCTGTATTATCGGCAGCTTACGAATATGCCATAGAGCCACTGGCTTATGTGCGTGAAAATCCATGCGAACGTGCAAGAATGCCGAAATTCGAGAAAAAACCTAAAGAACGCAGCATATTATCACCAGAAGCTTTCCGCAATATAATTGATCGTTTTCCAGAGGGAA